CTGCACTTTCGGATCGGCTGCGATGCCACGACGCCCTGGGCGGGGTCCGCGCCCCTGTCGCGCGCCCGCCTCTCTGCCAGCCTGCTGGAAGAAATCACCACGGCGATGCGCGACGTGTTCCGGGATGCCCCGATCGGCAGCCAGATCGTGCCGACGCCAGAGGGCAGCGCCGACGACATGGAAGCGCTGCGATCCGGCTTCCGGGGCAAGCGCGGGGCAACCCTGGTTATCGAGGGCGTGGCGCAGTCGGTCGCGGCTGGCATGCACCCCCAGCTTGGCAAGTCGCCTGACCAGCTTTCGCCGCAACTGGATAAGACACTGGCCGACAAGCTGTTGGCTGGAGCCAAGGGCGACGTTTACGGCGTGTTCGGCATCCTGCCCGGCCTCGTGAACGAATCCACCACTGGCCCGATGGTCCGCGAGGCGCAGCGGCATCTGGCCCAGCTGGTCCTGCAACCGATTGCCAACCTGCTGGCCGAGGAAGCCACCGACAAGCTGGGCGGGCCGGTGACGATCGATGTGGTGCGTCCGATGCAGGCGTTCGATCACGGCGGCAAGGCCCGTGCCCTGGGCGCGATGGTCAAGGCGATGGCCGAGGCGAAAGCGGCGGGCCTGGACGGCGCGACAATGCAGGACGCGCTGCAATTCATCGACTGGCAGGACGATTGACGGAATAGGGCCAGGATGCGCCCTGCGGTTTCAGCTTCGCCGTAAAGCATCTGGGATCAGACGGACAGTGCCCGGGCGACATGGCCCATAACCCCGTCAGGCGCGGATACGAGGATTCCCGTATCGCGGCGCAGCCAGACACCAGCGAGCACTGGGGGTCTGGCAACCGTTTCGTCATGTCGCGAGCATGGCGGGAACAGAGGGCCGGGGCATTGGCGTGCCCCGGCCTTTCTCATGGCCCTTTTCTTATCTTCTTAGGATATATGGATACGCTGGTGCATTTTGGCGGTTTCAGCCTGTGCACGTTGACGCAGATCAGCGTTGACAGTTACCTGACACGTAACTACCGTTACCTGACACGTAACTGTCGGACGGGGACATGAGCAGAACCACGATCAAAGAGCTGCGCCGGATGGGTGTGTCCTCGGATGACATCGAACTTGCAAAAGCCACGCAGGAAGCACAGCGCCGGAACGGTTCTCCGGTGCAGTCGATAGGGGTGATCGTGGGGGCACTTGAGCCGCGCAAAGCCCATAATCCGAACCCGCCTGCCAGCTTGACGGACCGTGCTATGCGTCGGCGCGGCACTTACGATCAAGCTGCCCTGCTACTAGATCAGCAGGCGTTGCAGGAAAGTAGCCCAGAGCGGGCCGCGCGGGCACGTGATGCCGCCCAGGTGGCAAAGGAACTGTCCGCAGCGCAGCAGCATGAGTTCGATTTCTTCGGGGGTGGCAACGTGTCGATTTCATTTCAGTACCACGACGCGGTGACGGAACGTCTGTTCGAGCGGGCAAAGACAACGGCACAAGCCAAAGAGGCCGTGTCTGTTCTTTGGGTGATCAGCAGGCACATGAACTGGGAGCTTCACGAATGCTCTAAGACGGCGAAAGAGCTTTGCGAGATCACCCACACGAAAGCGCCCCACATGGCCAACGCCCTCAAGCTTCTTGAGGAAGTCGGGGCGATTCAGCGCGTCCAGAACGGCAGATCGAAAACCATCATGATCAACCCGGAAGCCGTCTACCGTGGCAACGTGAACAATCATGCAAAAGCTGTCGAACGCTATCGCCTGGACGTGATCGAAGGCGGCAAAAGCTAACGCCCCTTAAGCCGCGCCCAAAGCCCGCGTTGTTCCGGAGCTGCAGCTTGTGCCTCGGCCAGCTTTTGAACCTGTTCCGCCAGCCGCTCTACCATCCGCGCTGTTTCCTCAGTCTTTGCATCAGCAGCCCTCATGGCAACCCGCATGTCATCGATCTGCTGAATGGTCGCAGGCGGTGGGTTGTCTGGCGGGTTGTCGTCAGGGTTGCTGCCTGAAAGGACGCGCCTGGACGCGGCTGCCAGCACGTCAGCTGCAAACTCGGCCTGTGTTTTACCGGCCTTCTTCGCAGCTTTATTCAGAAGCGCCCGAAACTCTGGGGTGAAGCCTTCCCCCTTGAGCGTAAGCGTGGGCCTTGTATCCCGTCCCTTGATTGTCATGGAATCAGTCTCCGCACCCCACACCGGGTTGCAGGATGCACCCCATGTTTCAGAAATCAACCCTGTGCGGGTTGCCACATTCAACCCACTTTCGAGGAAGCAACCCATAGTGGGTTGTTATGTGGGGTGAACCCCCAATGCCTGATCGACAAGCCGCCGCACCGCCTCTGGCCGTGACGGCAGGTCCACTACGCTGCGCCGGTATTCGTCCAGGCGTTCGGCCAGCGCAGCAGGCATACGCACCAAGACCTGAACCTCTTTTCCGTCCGTCATTTGATATCCTGATATCTTTGATGTTGACGCGCGCAATTGCGGTCTGATATCCAGATATCAGCGATTAGGAACTGTCGCAACCTGCCCAAACGGAGAACCGATGATGTGCAAGAACCCCGCGCCGGGGAACGCCCCCGGCTTGCCCGCTGCCCGCCTCAATGACGTTCACGACTGCCTGACGCTGGCCCTGGACGTGACGGAGCGCCCGACCGGCTACAGCCAGGCCGAGCGCGAGGCCCGGTCCTATTTGCGCGCCGCGATGCGCCAGGTGCGCCGGATCATGGCCGACCAGATCGGGGGTGCGGTATGAAGGATTTTGGCGATGCGCTGGACCGGATCGAGGACGCCCGGAAACTTCTCAATCTGGTGATCCTGTCCTGCATTGGTCAGGATTGCGGGCACCTCAAATCCATCCTGGTTGCGTGTGAAGTGTCGCGCGAAAAGATGGACGATGCCCTGGCCGATCTGGAACCCCTCTGGCGATCCGAGTTCGTAAAGCCGGAAGGCGGTGCGGCATGAGTGATCTGATTGAGGCAGAGGACGAACTGAACCGGCTGCGCGACCTTCTGGCCCTCTTGAGCATGGCGGCAGGCGAACTGCCCCAGGACGAAAGCCGGGCCATGTCGCAGGGTATCGGAATAGCCCGCACGGTGGCCGAGGACGTGGCGCAGCGCCTGGTCGCGATCCGGGCCGGTTCAACCTCCGGGACTGCTGCATAACACCCGATATCGGCTGACCTGAAAAACCCCCGTGCGAGTGATCGCGCGGGGGTTGTCTATGGGCACCCCTCGGAGGGGTGTTGCAGTTGCAGGATATGGCCAGTGTAAACCGGAATTGCATTCCGGCCCCGGCGCTGTGTTTTTGGCGACGTATTCATTCGGCATTTCCCGCCATCCGCCATCAGCGCTGTCAGTTTGGCTGGCGAAGTTAACACTCCACATTTCCCGCCATCTGCGCTGTCAGTTTGGCGAGAAATGGAACCGTGATTTTGACATGTCCGTGACGGTTGACACGATATTTTAAACCGTGATACGTTGCCGGTAATGGAGGGTATGATGCTCGAAATCACCTTGACCCAATTCACGCCTGCCCAAGTCGAAAAGATCGCCGGTGTCGCAGTGGACCAGCAGCGCAACTTGCGCCGTCATGGATACCTTGCACAGACCGAGGGACATGCGCGGTTCGATGGCTTTGGCTTGGCCCGCCTGGCCGCAATTAAGCATTTGTCGGATCGTGGCATTGGCCCGGCCCTGACCGCCAAGGCAGAGGGGGGCTTCGATATCGCCACTCTCTGTGCCACGGGCATTCTTTGGCGGCTGCTGGACAAGCCGGAAGCCTACGAGGGCGATCACTTCGAATTCGAGCTTTCCGGTCCGCCTGTCGTTCCGCTGGACCCACATCTTTTCGACCAGGTGATTGCCGAGGCGAAAAACAGAGGCATGGATGAGGAAGCGTTGCGCACAGCGCTTTTGCACGAGGACCGTGGATGGTCCAGCCGTGCCAGCATCCTCAAGCGGCAAGTCATGTCCGACATGGGCTTAGGGCGCGTTATTCCCGCCCGGTATTTCATCTGGTGGGCCGATGGGTCGCACTTGTGGCACGAGGACCTGAACGTGGCCTTTGAGGGTAAGCCTGACGACCCCCGTTATCAGGGTGCCGTCATGGTCATGGATCAGGAAGCCGTCGCCTCCGCCTTGCTGTCGCAAGCCGGAACAGCCTTTGCGCATATCGAGGGACTAAACTCGGACTAACCAATCTTATCCGGCCAGCGGGGCTCGTCGCCAAACATCCCCCCGCTGGCCTTCCAACCGAACCCCCATAGGGAGACAATCATGGCTGGCCATATCACGGCCTGTGCAGATCACGAAAGCCTGGACCGTAACATGCGCCGCGAGGCGCGGGCGCATGCGCTGGTCGAGGCTGTTCTTGACTGCGACCAGGCGGACAGACTGCCTTTCCTTGAAGCGATCCTGGACGGCCTGCGCGCCGGGATGCCGATCACGCTCTTTGGGCAACTGATGGCCGAGGCCACCTTCTGGGCCGAGCAAGCCAGCCGGGCCGAGCGCAAAGCCTATTGCGCCGCCTGCTTTGCCTGCCTCGATCACGAGGACCAGGACGCCTTTCGCAGCTTCATTGCAGAGCGGAGGGCGGCATGATTATCGAGCGCCTGGAACGCCCCTTGGGCAATGTCGTGGATCTGCAAGCGCTGGCCCAACATGCCCGCGTAGATCCGAATGACCCTGGTTCTCTGCCCGAGTTGCAGCGCTTTGCCGATGCGGCGGTGTGCGAGGCCGAGGACCTGGCGCAGATCGCGCTCCGGTCGCAGGCCGTGCGTGTGACGCTGGACGGCTGGCCCCGCACTCATGCCCTACCCCTGCCCATCGGCCCGCTGCTGGACTGGGACAGCGTGACCGTGACAGCAGACGGCCAGCCCTTCGAGGATTTCACGACGATGACCGGGACGCGGCCCACGCTGCGTTTCACCGGCCAGCGTCCCTGCGGGCAGATCGTGATCGAGTATGTCGCAGGCTATGGCGAGACAGCCGAGGCCATCCCCGAAGACTTGCGGCTGGCCGTGATGGATCAGGCTGCCTGCTACTACGACGCGCGGGGCGCGGTCGATCAGAAGACGCAGGCCCTATCCCCGCACTTTGCCAGGATCATTGGGCGACGGCGCGGGGTGCGGCTATGAGCGCGAACCTTGCCTACACCGGCAATGCCGAGGTGGATCACCTGCTGTTCAGCTGGCCGCGTGTCATCGCGGATGCGCGGGGCTGGTCGCGGGGCTTTGCCCTGTCGGTGCAGCGGGATCGCAAGAAACCCGGCTGGACCCCAAGCGCCAAGCAACTGTCCGTCATGCAGCGTCTGGTGGCCGAACTGCCCCAGGTCGCGGGCGAGGACGAACCCGATCTGATCGAACGGGACTGACACTGCCCCGTGCGCCACGCGCGCGGGTTCTTCGGACGGATGCGGGCTTTCACGGGTTAGCCGGCGCATCCGTCCTCAAGCGCTACCGGGAACGGGCCAGAGCGCAAGGGCAGCTATCCCGCGTCGTGCGGTCTCTCCAAGCCCTAAGGCCCCGCTGCCACCCAAAGGCGGCGAACATGGGAGAGCGGTCCGAGCCTTGGGAAAGGCAGGACTGACCTAAGCGGCGGGCTCGTCCGAATGGGCAGGTCAAGATCGCGGCGGTCAGGGCGGGAAGGCTGGGTTTTTAACCCCGGCCCTTAACCCGCTTCCTGACCGTCACAACGGGCTGAACCGATGGGCAGGCACAAGACAGAGCGAGGCTTGAGAATGGAGAAGGGCATGAGATTGAACAACAAGAGCGCGCGGCTTGCGGTCAACGCTTGGCTGGTAAGCACAGGTCGCCCCGCCCTTCCCGTCAGCTTGTCCTATGAGCAATTCGCGACCGAGCTTCGGAAGGTCTGGGCGCGCACGATGGTTCAAGTGCCGTTCGTGAACCGGATCGAGGCCGTCGCCTACATTCGCGACGTGGCGCGGGCGGTGACGAAATGACGACCCCTGACCTGTTCGGAAATGGTCCCAATGCCCCCGAAGGCGATAAGGCTGCTAACCGACGACTGATAGCTCCTCTCTCACTTTTGGAAAAAATCCGGGGAAAATCGCCCGGCATCCGCGCAATTCAGTTTTTGAGCCTGCTGCACGTTCCTGAGGGCAAAAAGGCCGGAAAACCCCTGAAATTGGCGAATTTCCAGCGGAATTTCGTGAAAGGGGCACTGGCCAAGAATGTGACGGTCGGCGTCCTTTCGATCGGGCGCGGCAATGCCAAAACGGCGCTGTCGGCGGGCCTGTCTCTGGCCGAGCTGGTCGGCGCGCTTGAAGAGCAACCCCAGCCCAACCGGGAGATCATCTTCGCAGCCCGCAACCGCGACCAGGCGCGCATCGCGTTCAATTTTCTGCTGGGCTACATCCGGGGCCTGCCCGAAGCGGACCAAGACCAGTTCACGATCCGCCGCGGCTCCAAACTGGAAGTCGAATTCGGCGGCAACGGCGGCGGGCTGGCGCGCTGTATCGCGGCTGACGGCAAGTCGGTTCTGGGCGGTTCCCCGACGCTGGCGATCATGGACGAACGCGCAGCCTGGGAACGGGCCAAGGGCGACGATCTGGAAAACGCCATCCTGTCGGGTCTGGGCAAGCGCGATGGCCGCGCCCTGATCATCAGCACGTCCGCCGCCGACGACACCAACACGTTTTCACGCTGGCTGGATCAGCCGCCTCCGGGCAGCTACGTCCAGGAACATCGGCCCGCCTTTGGTCTGCCCGCCGATGATCTGCCGTCGCTGCTACAAGCCAACCCCGGCGCGTCCGAGGGCATCGGATCGTCCGCCGACTGGCTGGTGTCCCAGGCACGCAGCGCCATCGCGCGCGGCGGTAGTGCATTGAGTTCGTTCAGAAATCTTAATCGAAATGAGCGAGTTTCCATCGAGAATCGCTCTGTCCTGGTCACGGTGGACGAATGGCTGTCGGCAGAGGTCGCGCCCGATGATCTGCCCGCCCGTGAAGGCCCCTGCATTCTGGGCGTGGACCTGGGCGGATCGCGCAGCATGTCGGCGGCGGCGTTCTATTGGCCGGACACCGGACGCCTTGAGGCCCTGGGCACGTTCTCCGCCTTCCCTTCGCTTCTCGATCGCGGTGCAGCCGATGGCGTGTCGGGCCGATACAGCGAAATGCACGATCGGGGCGAACTGTCCGTCATGGGCGAAAACACCGTCCCGCCCGGCCCGTGGCTGGCCGAGATCGTGCGCCAGCTGAATGGCATCCAGCCCGTCTGCATCGTGGGCGACCGCTTCCGGGCAGCCGAGTTCAACGAAGCTTTGAATAAGGCCGGGCTTGGCCGGGTGCCGTTCCTGTGGCGCGGTTTCGGCTGGAAGGACGGCAGCGAGGACATCGAGCGGTTCCGCCGTGCCCTGTTCGATGGCGAGGTGAAGGTCGCGCCGTCGCTGCTGCTGCGCTTCGCCTTCGCGGATGCGGTCACGATCATCGACCCGGCAGGCAATGCCAAGCTGGGCAAGGGCCGGTCTCTTGGCCGCATCGATGCCGCCGCCGCGACCGTGCTGGCCGTGGCGCAGGGTGCCCGCATGAAGGCTGCCCCGCAACGCAAGGCGCGCGCGACATGGCTGTGACCCTGCCCAACGCATCGTGGCGGTCGGATTACGTCCGCTACTCCAAGCGCGTCACCTCTACCCGCCGCTGGCAGGCGCTGCGCCAGGTCATCCTGGAACGGGACGGATGGGCCTGCGTGGGATGCGGCGAAAGGCGCAAGCGGCTGGAGGTTGACCACATCAAGCCGGTCCGCCTGCGCCCTGATCTGGCCTTCGAGCCTGCCAACCTGCAGGCGCTTTGCGGCCCCTGCCACACCAAGAAAACCCGGATTGAGTGCGGCCAGCCCGCCCCGATCCAGTCGCCTGCGCGTGATGCGTGGGCCAAAGCCGTTGCCGATCTGGCGACGACCCCCAACCCGGCAATGTGAAGGAAAAATCATGCTGGATTCTGTGAAGATCGCCCGCCGCCAATCGGAAATCCGCCAGGCGCTGGCCGAGCTGGTGGGCAAGCCCACGCCCACCGAGGACGAAACCCGCCAGATGGAAACGCTGGACGGCGAATACCGGACCAATGAGACCCGCTATCGCGCGGCTCTGGTGTCCGAGGATCAGGAACGCCGCGAGGCCGGGGCTGATCTGGAAACCCGGTCGGATCGGGAATGGCAGGACCTGATGGGGCGGTTCGAGCTGCGCCAGGTCGCGCTGTCCCTGGACGAGGGCAAGGCGCTGTCGGGCGCGACCGCCGAAATCGTGGCCGAGCTGCGCAACGCGGGCGGCTATCAGGGCATCCCCGTCCCGCTGGCGGCGCTGGAAACCCGCGCGGGCGAAACCATCGCGGCAGACGTGCCCAACCCCAAGGTGATCCGGCCTGTCATCGATCGGCTGTTTCCGGGCAGCGTGGCCGAGCGCCTCGGCATCCAGCGCATCAACATCACCTCCGGCGAACTGGCCTTCCCGGTGGCGACGGCGGGCGCCGTGTTCGGCTGGCAGACGACCGAACTGGGCAACGTGGGCGCGGCGTCGGAATACCGCACGACCGAACGCAGCCTGAACCCGGATCACACGGGCGGCGCGCAGATGATCCTGTCGCGCAAGGCCCTGAAACAGGCGGGCGACGGGCTGGAAGCCGCGATCCGGCGCGACCTGAACGCGGCCATCGGTGCCGAACTGGACCGCGTGGCCGTCATGGGCACCGGAACGGCAGGCCAGCCCCTGGGCATGATCCCCGGCGCGTCGGAATACGGCATCGCCATCACGGAAGTCGGTGCAGCGGCCAGCTGGGCGGCGTTCCGGGCGCAGATCGTGGCCTTCATGCAGGCCAATGCGATCACGTCCGCCAGCCAGGTCAATCTGGGCTTCGATCCGGCCATCTGGGCCGAACTGGACGAAGCGCTGATCACCGGCACCGCCGTGTCGGAATGGGATCGCCTGACCAAGCATGTCGGCACCCCGGCCATCAGCAACGTGATCCCCGCCGAAACCGCCATCATGACGGCGACCGTGCAGGGTGTCGCGCCGGGCTATCTGGGCATCTATGGCGGCGTGGACCTGATCCGCGACCCCTACACCAAGGCACAGTCGGGCCAGCTAGTCCTGACCGGCCTGGTCACGGCGGACTTCACCGTGCCGCGTGGCCTGCAAACCCGCATCCTGACCGGCATCGGGGGCGCATGATGCTGTGGGGCGGTCACAACGGCAGCCTTGAGCTGCGGTCGGAGGGCGGGGCAACCCGCCTGACGGCCCGTTTCCCCTATGGCCGGGAAACGGAAATCGCGGCGGGGCGGCTTGAGGTGATCGCCCCGCGCGCCTTCCGCGACCGGATCGAGCGCGGCGAGGAAATCCACCTGCTGGCTGGGCATGATTTCAATCGCCCGCTGGCATCCCGATCGGCGGGCAACCTGACCCTGACCGACAGCGACGACGCCCTGGTGATCGATGCCGAGATTGACAGCGGCACCAGCTGGGCCCGCGATTTTCTGGCGGCCCACGGGTCCGGCCTGATCCGGGGCGTATCGCCGGGGTTCCGCGTCCCGCGCGGCGGCGAACGGATCGAGCGGCGCGGCGCGGGCATCCTGCGCACGATCGCCTCGGCCGAGCTGTTCGAAATCTCGGCCGTCACCCGCCCGGCCTATCCTGAAGCGCAGATCGAGGCGCGCAACTGGCAGCCCGTGGGCGAGGTCGCGGAACGCCTGGTCACGCATCACCTGAAGCGTTGGAGGCTCTGATGGGGCTGATGGACATTTTCCGGCGCAAGGCACCGGCAATCGAAACCCGCGCCGTGCAGCCGGGCTATACCGCCTCACTCATGGCCGCACGAGAAGCGTGGATCTCCGGTGCGGCGGGTCTGGGCGAACTGACGGCGGCGGTGCAAGCCTCTGTGAGCCTCTGGGAGGCCGGTCTGAGCCTCGCAGACGTTCGGGGCACCGACATGCTGGATCGGCGCAACATGGCCCTCACGGCGCGCGCGTTGGGGCTGCGGGGCGAATGCCTGTTCCTGATCCGGGGCGATCAGATCATTCCTTGCACCGATTGGGACATCTCGACCCGCTACGGCCAGCCCCGCGCCTATCGCGTCGGACTGCCCGAAATCGGCGGTGGGCGGAATGAAACCGTGCTGGCGGGCGAGGTGCTGCACTTTCGGATCGGCTGCGATGCCACGACGCCCTGGGCGGGGTCCGCGCCCCT